CTCGGCAATGTCGAACGGGACCACGCTGGAGGGCTTCATCGCCAACGGTAACCCGGCGCACACGCGCGCTGCGGTCCACGCTGCGATCCACGCTGCATATCCCGACGACGCCGCCGCGATCATCGCACACGGCGAACGGGGTGGTGGCATCGACCGCGCCGTGGCCAGGAACGTCCAGGCGAAGCTCAAGGATATCTCGGGCTCCAGCGAACCTACTGCGGCCGGCGGCGATCAGACCGAAGCGATAATCCGCGCTGCGAAGATCGCTGCCTCTGCCGATGGTTACCACAAGATGGCCGTCTCAAAGGCCGCCCAGGCGCGTGCCTCAGGCGACCATGACGTGGCCGACGCCATCGAAGCGGTAGCCGGCGCGCACGGAGCGACCCACGAAGAGAACGTGGCCGCCAAGCAGACCGCCCTTCACAAGGCGATCCCCGACCATCACCGCCGTGCTGCCACTGCGCATCACTTCACGCATCGTCTCATGACGCACGGCCCCAGGCCGAAGAAAGGTTGAACCAATGTGGAAACAATCCACCAATCATACCCCCGGCCAGGGGCAGGGCGTCGCGTCTTCGCAGGCGTCTCAGGCGGCCCATACCGGTGCCGTTAAGGCGAACGCGGCGCGCGTAATGAGCCGACAAGCTGGTCAACCACCGGCCCCTCCGGGTGGCGGGATGGCTGGCGGCGGCGGGGCTCCCCCGGGTGCTCCCCCAGGCGGCGGCTTCGCAGCGAACCCAGGCCTGAACTTCAAGTCGCACATTGCGATGGCTGCGGCTCATGCCGGCGTGCCTGTGAACACCGACGACATCCACGCGACTATCGGCGGGCTCACCCAGGCCGGCGTATTCACGCCCCAGCAGGGTCAGGCGCTGATCCAGCACAACGGCCCGTTACAGGGTCAGGCTGGTCTGCAGACGATGCACACGATCACCAAGGCCGCGATTGGCCGGAAGATGCAGCCAAAGCCACCGATGCCTCCGCAGGGTGGCCCGCCTCCGGGTGGTCCTCCGCAGGGCGCGCCGCCGATGGGTATGCAGCCGCCGCGTCCGCCGATGCCTCCACAAGGTGCCCCAATGGGTGGGCCGCCGCGTCCCCCAGGAATGTAACATGCCCGTAAAGAAACGCCCAACGCGCACGAAGAAAAACAAGCCGCTGCTCGACGGCCGGCCGAAGGGCGTTTTCTACCCAGACCTCGTTGGTCGGCGCGGCTATCCGAAAACCCTTGAGGCTTTCGAGAACAAACAGCGTCTGGCCCGCGAACGGTTCGCCAAATGGCGCGCAGACGGCACGCTCGGCACTCGCCGTGGCGTCCCTGACGGTTGGGCCGGAAAGAAGGTCGAAGTGGCTGCGGAACGTGACCGCGCCAGGGCCGAAGGAAAGGAACTGATCGCCACCATGATTGAACAAGACCTGATCGATACAGGCCTCACGACCGACGACAAGAAGGCGCAGGACGCGCTGGAGATGCTCGCGGAAGTGATGCTGGACAAGACCGGCACCACGCGTGAACGGGTCGCTGCCGCAACGGCGCTGCTCGGCTTCACGAAGGCCAAACCAGCCCAGAAGACCGAACTGAAGGTCTCGAAGGCTGAAGACTTCCTGGCCATCCTGGCTGCGGAGGAAAACCCCGAAACATAAATCTGGAGGCGCATGGCCCAAGATGTTCTGGCAGTGCGCCGCCGGCTTTATTGTGACTTCCCGTTCTACGCTGAGAAGTGCCTGAAGATACGGACGAAGGACCGGGGCGTTCAGCCCTTCCTTCTAAACCGTGCGCAGCGCATCCTCCACGAGGTCGTTATGCGGCAGCTGGAGCGCACCGGCCGCGTCCGCATCATCATCGTCAAGGGACGTCAGATGGGCCTGTCCACCTATGTGGGCGGCCGGATGTTCTCCCAGGTCTCGCAGACGCTGCCTGGACAAGCTCGCAAGGCCATCGTGGTGACCCACAAGGCTGAGAGCACGCAATCGCTGTTCGATATGACGCAGCGCTTCTACGAACTGTGCCCACCGGCCGTGCGCCCAGAGACGAAATACTCCAGCCGTAAAGAGCTGAAGTTTGCGAACATCGACGCCGGCTACATGGTTGCCACGGCGGGCGGCGACGGAATTGGTCGCGGTGAGACTATCACACATGCCCACCTGTCGGAGCTGGCCCATTGGCCGAAAAACTCCGCGCTGGCAAACTACAACGGCCTGCTTGAAGCGATCCCTGACGCTGACGGCACTGAGGTCTATATCGAGAGCACATCGAACGGCATGAGCGGGCCGTTCTATGATCAGTGCCAGATGGCAATATCTGGCGATAGCGAGTTCGAGCTGGTGTTCCTGGCTTGGTTTATCGAGCCCAGCTACACCGCCGAAGTTCCAGCCGACTTCCGCCGCACGGCGAAGGAAGAAGAGCTGGTAGCGCGGCACGGCCTCGACGACGGGCAGCTGATGTTCCGCCGCCGCAAGATCGCGACGAAGGGCGAAGACCTGTTCAAACAGGAATACCCCTGCACCGTCGAAGAGAGTTTCTTGACGTCCGGCCGACCGGTATTCAACGGCGATAAGATCGTTGAGATGCGTGAGAAGGCCAAGGCGAAGTTCGAAAAGTCACCTGACGTCGAGCTGGGCTGGGAGCCCATAGCGCGCAAGACGCTGTTCGGCAAAGAGTGGGAAAACGACCCACGCGGCGAGCTGTTCTGCTACCTCCCGTTCGACGAGAAGGAAACCTACTACATCGGTGCCGACGTTGGCGCTGGCGTGCAGAAGGATAGCTCCGTCGCCCAGGTGTTCGACAGCCATCGCCGGCAGGCCGCAGTGTGGCGCTCCGACCGCTTCGACCCCGATATGTTCGGCACCATCCTGGCAAACCTCGGCCGGCTGTATTCCGACGCCACGATCATCTGCGAACGGAACAACCACGGCATCCTCACGAACCGTGTGATCCAGAAGGATGAAGGCTACCCCAACTTCTATACCGAAACCGTCGTGGACCGGATCACCGATCAGGAGACCACCTACGTCGGTTTCTTCACGTCCGAGAAGACGAAGCCGCTGATCATTAACAAGCTCCGCGCCAACCTGCGCGACGGCGAGATTGAAATCTACGACCGCGTCACCCTGGCCGAAATGCAATCCTTCATCGTGACCCAGAAGGGCACCATGGAGGCCGAGAAAGGCTGCCACGACGACACCGTAATGGCGCTCGCCCTCTGCGACCACATCAACGAGGGCTTCTTTGTGCCCATAATCAACCAAGAAGATTGGTATGAAAGGATCGAGTAGTGTCGGCCTCTGATGAAGACGAAACCCTCGTCGCCCGCCTTTCAAACCAGATCGGCCTAGCGGTCGGGTTCTCGGAGAGTAAGCTCTCCAAAGAACGTGAAACAGTCATGAAGTATTACAACGGAGAGCGTCCCTACAAGATGAGCGCAGGCGACACGAACTATGTGTCGTATGACGTCTGGGACGCCGTTGAGAGCATGAAGGCCCAGCTGCTGGAGGTATTCAGCGGCAATAACCAGCCGGTCAGCTTCTCGCCCGTAAACGGCGAAGATGCTCAGGCCGCCCAGGTCCGCACCGATTACTGCACGCACGTCCTGTTTCGCCAGAACCCTGGCTTCCAGATTATGCAGGACGTGATCGACGACGGTCTGCTCGGCCGCGTTGGCGTCTGTAAGGTCTGGTGGGAGACCAAGAAGACCACAAATTATTATGATCTGACGGAGACGACTTATCAGGAGGTCTCGGCGTTCCTCGCCAAGAACCCTGGCACTGAGATCACGCAGATCGACGGCAGCGATGCCGGCTCGACGTTCAAGCGCGTCCGCGTCAAGGTGCCGAAGGACCGCTCTCAGGTCCGCATCAAGGTGCTGCCGCCGGAACAGTTCGGCATCGCGCCAATGTCGGAAGACCTTAAATCCGCCGAGTTCTGCTTCCACCGTGAGCCGAAGACCGTGTCCGATCTGATAAAGATGGGCTTCGATCCTAAGATCATCACGCAGCTGCAGGACACCGACAGGCTGTGGCTGAGCCAGGAACCGGAGCAGATCGAGCGCTACCAGCAGACCGACGACATGATCGGTGTGCGGGGCATGGACGAGAGCCAGAAGAGCGCTCGCCAGATCATGCTCTATGAGTGCTACATGGAGATGAACATCGACGGGGACGACGAAACCCCCGTCAGCCAGCTCCACAAGATTTTCATGGCCGGCGATCAAATCCTCGATAAGGAGCCTGTGGATCGCAAGCCCTTCGTGGGCTTCACACCGCTGCCGCGCCCCCACGCTTTCTGGGGCACGAACTATTCGAAGATGCTGATCCCGACGCAGAACGCCAGAACCTATCTGACGCGGTCCATCATCAATCACGCGCTGATCACTAATAACCCGCGATTGCAGGTTGTGCGCGGCACCGTGGACAATCCCCGGGAGCTGATGGAGAACCGCATAGGCGGTATCGTGAACGTCAAGCGCCCTGACGGTATCGCTCCGATCCCTCAAGCCGGCCTGAACCCGTTTGTGTTCCAAACGATCAGCCTGCTGGACGAGGACAAGGAAGAGATCACCGGTATCAGCCGGCTGAGCCAGGGTCTTAACAAAGACGCTGTGTCCAAGCAGAACAGCCAGGGCATGGTCAACGACCTAATCAGCGTCAGCCAAATCCGCCAGAAGATCATCGCCCGCAACTTCGCGGAGAACTTCCTGCGTGGCATCTACGAAATGATCTACCAGCTGGTCCTTGAGAACGAAGACCGCCAGAAGATCATTCAGGTTGCCGGCGCGTGGACACCGATCGATCTCACGGCGTGGCCTGAAGACACCGAGATGGAAGTCTCGTTCGCTCTAGGCTACGGCGATCAGGATCGTGAGCTGATGAAGTGGCAGAAGCTGGACACCTACCTGTCCGGCGATCCGATGCTGAAGGTCGCATACCCGCCGGAGAAGCGTTTCAACGTCGTGAAGAAAGCGATGAACGCAATGGGTATCAAGGACGTCACGGATTACATCCTGTCGCCCGATCAGGTCCAGCCGCCGCCGCCCGACCCGATGCAGCAGGCTGACCTCGCGGTCAAGCACGCCGACGCACAGGTCAAGCTGGCGAACGCCCAGGCCGCTGCAGCGAACTCGCAGCTCGCTCTGCAAGAAGCGCAGAACAAGCAGCAGGATCAGCTGGCCAAGATGCAGCTGGAAACCCGCCGGTCAATGGCTGATATCCAGCTCAAGCAGGATCAGCTGGCCCACAAGGTTGCCGTCGACGCCGCCGAACTACAGCTCCAGCAAGAGGCTGCTGCTGCCGCCAAGCTGTCGTCCATGGCTGAGCCTACCCGGTAACTCCACCGGTCCACAGACCACAGAATAGGCCCCAGGTAGCTCCTGGCGGCCCTGTGCGCGGCGGGGATAACCGCGTCACCAACCCCATTCCTCTCACACAAGGAACGCCATGCTCCCGCCTGATCCAGGCATGATTATCGAACGCGGCCGGCGATGCGCCGCGCTGCTCACCCCTGGTAGCGAGTTTCTCGCGGTCATCGACGACCTGTCGAACTATCACATGCAGGCCATAGCCGCGTGCCCGATAGGCCCCGCCAGCGCTCCCACCATCACTCACCACCACGTCCTCCATACCGCGATCAAAGAGATTGCGGAACAGGTCCAGGCCTTCGCACAGGCCGGCGCTGAGCTGGAAGACGCTGCCGTCGACAAGGAGTTTGACATTGACGACTGAACATTTCGAAGACGACGCCGGCACAGGCGAGTTTGACGGCGCGAACGCGTTCTTCCAGACGTCCCACAAGGACGCCGAAGGTAAGGCCGTAGCGCCCGATGGGACAGCCCCTGGCGTCACGCTGGGCACTCCTGACCGGGAAGAAGCCGAGACGGCTCCTGACGCATCCACGGCGACTGCTGTGGACCCCGATGACGCTGAGCTGGAGTGGGGCGAAGGTGAGACGAAGACGAAGGCCTCGCTGAAGGCCCTCAAGGAAACCTTCGCCGCCCGCACCGCGAACGAAGCGAAGTGGGCCAACGTCGCTGCCGTGCAGGCCGCGTCCCTTGAGAAGACAGCCCGCGCCGAGACCGCGCTGAACGCGATGGTCGCCAAGGCGCAGGCGAAGTGGGCCCCGTATTCCACAATCGATTTTCTGGCACTGAGCCGCGACCAATCGGTCGATCAGGAAACCTTCGAGCAAATCCGCAAGGACGCGAACGAGGCGATGGCGGACTATAATTACCTGACCAAGGAACTGAGCGACGTCACGCGGGCACGCGCCACGGAGACGCAGGCGAGCATGAACACTCGCGCCCAGGCCGCCCTGGTCGAGCTGAACGATCCGAAGACCGGTGTGCCGGGCTTCAACTCAGCTCTCTACACGAAGATGGTCGACCACGCTGTGGCGGCCTACGGAGCGCCGAAGAACGTCATTCTCGCGCAGCCCGATAGCTGGGCCGTGAAACTGATGCACGACGCTATGCTGTATCGAACCGGTGCCACAACGGCCACGGAGCAGCTTGAGAAAGTGCGTAACCGTCCGACGAAAGTCCTGACCCCAG